GTGATATAAAAAAGATTACTTATATCTGCCAGCGCTTCGACTCTTGGTATAGATACAAAAAACATTGCGGCAGTAAACAATCCCATAGCAACCAGGCTTGCTGTTGCCATACGTCTTTGCGCTCTTTGTTTTCTTAGATCGTTCTCAAGTTTTTTTATTTCAGTGACATGACTAAGTTCTTCATCAGAAACTATGCCATCACCATCTTCGTCATATTCAGCATATATAGATTCTTTTTGTAATTTTTTTTGCGCCATCAATACACCTTTACTTTTTCTGTATCCACAAATGGTACGAGCTTACATATACACTCATATGTTTGTGGCTTATCATCTCTCATATAGGTTTGTTGATTGAGTGAATCTCTGTAGTCTATACACACATTAACATCTCGGAAGTAAATACCTCCGTTCATTATACCATTGAGTGTGCAAGCAAGTAAAAAGGCTGTCATATCAAACCTTTCTTTCTAGCTATGATAGCCAAGACAGTAACTACACCTGCCAATAAAGCAGAAACTAATATAGCCAATACAATTTTAAGAGCTATGTCTTTAATCTTTTCTCTTTGTTGTTCAGCTTTTATCCTAGCTTCTTTCCTAGCTTTACGTGCATCAGCACAATAGGATATGTAATCATTGTAGAGATTGGCTCTGCCATATAGCTGCATGAACTCTCTGAGTTGTTCGTTCTTAACTCGAATCTCTTCAAGAGCCATAAACTCTTCTAGGTCATTGTCTTCCTTGCCTAGAAAGTTAGTCCAAATACTACTCTTTTTTTTATCTAAATCTTTTTTGAGTTGTTCTTCAGCACCTACGAACTTCGCAATGGCTGCTCCTGCTGAAGAAAGTTCACGACCATTTTCGATTGTCTGCTTGATAACTGCAAAAGCACTATTGGCAACCATTAGCATTTCAAGCATATTGTCACCTCAATAGTAAACCTGCCATCATAACAATCATTGTACCTGCTGTACCAATCATTATATGTTCTATACGTTTGATGCGAAGTATAGTTTCTTTCCACCTCTCAGAACATACTGCTTCATGTGTGTCTATCTGTGCTTTTACATCACTAGCCTTAACCAATTACACCTCCTCTGGAAAATCATAGATAGGAGCATTGCCAGTAGGATTACCATCATCATCTTTAGGCACTACAAACAAAGTCTTAAAAGCATCTAGTGTAGTGCAAGCATTAATCGCTGTTTCTATTGTGCCACTAGCAGTCCTTACTGCATCTCTAAAAGTTGTTATATCTGTAGGTATTGCTATAGACTTTTCTGCATTTCTTACTACATACCAATCAGAAGCAGTTAATAAACCATTAGCAGTTGATTTGGTTCTTTCTATCCATTGTGATTTAAGACCTAACTGAACTTGTTGCACTCCAGTAGTAGGGTCAATGACTGCATTGCCATCTTCGTCTATAACGTTGATATCATCTAAGCTACGTTCAACATCTCTTGCCCAATAAAATCTATTGTCATAGCTAGTATCTACGTCATCTTGCCACGTTACACCCCAATGCTCTTTATCCTCATCTGACCAAGCTGTTGCCCAATTATAAGGGTGTTTATATCCATTATCATCAGTCCAACTCTTGCCAACTTTTAGAGTTCTTCCATTGTATAACCAAGCCATTATTTTCTCCTATCTTGCATTAGCATATTTAAAAGGTGCTTCGGCAAAAGCCATATAGATGTAAGTGCCATTAAGAGCATTAGCACAATTATCAGTTGAACCAATCCTTACTTTAAATCCATTACTTACTAAATCAGGATTATCAACATTTGTAAATTCACCAAGATTTGAATCTGCAAAAATTCTTTTACCTGCAACATTTATAGGGTCACGTACACTATCTACAATTACCCACGAGCATGTGGTGTCTGTTCTTTTAACCATCAACCAAGCAGGTCTAAATCCAGTATAAACAAAAGTGCCATCTGTTGAACCATTACCAGTATAACTGCCAATTTTACTGTATCCGTCTACTGAATGGAAACAATATGCCACCATTTCATTACCACTACCATTCCAAGCAGGGTGGTTAGTGCCACCAAAAACAATATTGTCATCAGTTTGTGTTCCCATATAGGTATTAAAATCACCACTATCCCCATATGGTTGATTAAGAACCATTCTATATTTTGTTGGTAAATTAACATTGGCTACCCAATCTTGACTAGCATCTCTATTTTTAATAATGATTATTTTTGGTATAGCATCTAATCCGTGTCCAACACTAGCATTAGCATTTCCATCACCAGTCCAAGTAACAACGCTAAACCCTGCATCTGTATTTGCACTTACATTACTATCAATACTACCTTGTTCATTGAGTACAGCAGTTCCCCCTGCTTTCCAGTTCCAAGCTACATATGTGTAACCACTAGCATTTGTATCACCACCATTTTGTGCTAAATCAAAACCATTTGTTTCAAAAGATGTAAAAAAAGCAGTATTATCAGCTTCACCATTTGGCAAATTTGAAAACAAAACATTTCCTGCAAGTCTAACTGAATCAGTTAGAATATGATTTGATGTATTGCTTTTACTTTTTATCCAAGTCCAGTCTGGTTTAAAATCAATTTCACCACCTACACCATTGCTAACATCACCAGACCTTATGTCATTCGTACTACCAGAATCTGTGCCATTACCAGTGTAAGTTAGTATTCCAAAATGATTTACTGCTTGTGTACTCTGTGCAGGACTAATAGGCAAATCATCATCGCTAATATTAGCTGAACATAATGCTAGATAGCCACTAAAAACTGAACTATGAAAATCACCATTGCCATTGGCATCTGAATAACCTCCTGCTGATTCAAGTCCTGAAAAAGTGCTATCTTGACCAAAATTACCTTGACCAGTATGAGTGCCACCAGAACTTGCATTTAAAATAAAAGGTCTTACTTCTCCAGTGAGGTTGCTATGTAAAAATCCTGTGCCATTAGTTAAATTAGCACTATTTTGTAAAACACCATCAACTGAAACATACCATTTACCATTATCCATGTCTAAATAGATGCCAATTACATTATTCGTTGTGTAACTTACGGATGAACTCCCCGTTGTACCTGATGAATCTTGTATTTCCCCATCAGAACCTCTAACTGTCCAAGCACTACCATCTGCATCAGTTCCCCTCAAACCTATTTTAAAATACCCAGCCGTTGTTGTTGTGCTATTTAATCTATGTTCCCAATACCATTTACCACTAGACACAGCAAATGTTGCTGTTGTTTGTTCATCTGTGTTTTGTGCATTTACAACAACTTTAAGATTGCCCTCTGAAAATGTGTTGTCATTTCCTTTTGGGTCTAAGGGATTATAGGTGCAGAAGTTATTCTCTGGACTATCTGGCATCACGTCAAATGCACTAAAATTATAGGATGTAAAATCATGTCCATTTCCACTTGTGTCATCTCCAACATTAGAGCTATCCTCAAATGTAAATCTATAACCATTATTCCCATATGTTCCATCATATGCTTTGGGAATCCATATACCATTTTTTGTTTCACCAAAGCTGTCTGGACTTACTACTTGCCCATCAATAACATTTACTTCTGCTAAATAACCATCAAAATCTAAACTATCATTAAAATAATTTCCCCATCTTTGTCTTATACCATTGTCTAGTAATCTATGTGCAGTAACACCACTTCCAGTTGTGCTTCCTACTGTCAAATTTATATTTTCGCCATTAACATATGCGACTACCCTATTACCAATAGCAACTTCATCTAAATTAAATTGAATTACGACATGATACCAAGCACTAGTATCTCTAAAAACTTGACTACCACTATTCCAATACTGCTCATCAGAACCTCCTGCAGTTTGGTCAAGATAAATTACTAATATATGATTCGTATTAAATTGAATATATCCTGCAACATTTGGTGCAGAAGTATAGGCTGAATATATAATGTGACTTCCTAAAGTTGCTCTTTTAACCCAAAAGGAATACGTTGAATGAGTGGTGGATGTCGGTGTGGTATCTGTTTCATCATACAAATATGTATTACTGCCATCATCAAATCGCAATGACTGAGTAACAAGTCCATTGTAGAAATCAGCACCACTATTGTACATCCATTGTGAAGAACCAAAAGGACCTGACATTATCGCTCCTAACTAAAAGCTAATTGAGGTGTACCAAGCAGAATCGTGCCAGTTGTTTGCACAATATACGGAACAATGTCTACAGCATTAGGAGCAGTTGACAATGCAATCCCTGCACCACCTGCAGTTTTATATTCACTGGCAAGAGACAAAGCGTGACCCCCAGTGCCATCTTGAATGAATACAAAGAAGCCCGTCTGCCCTGTTTTTTCAGTGCTTGGGTTTCCTAAATTCGCATTAGCATTTAAAGTCCAAATGAAGTTTTGGTAAGTTGACATATCTGGTGTTGGTGTAGCTCCTACACCTACACTTGTGTGCGTATCTGCAACAGCAGAGCCACTGATGTCTATGCCGTAGGAGGTGGTGGAGAGTTTAACTGCACCAGCAAAGGAAAGGTCAACATCACCACCATCTGTGCAAGATATGTAGTCTGCCGTATTACCAGCGTTTGACAACCTAAAATCAGTAGCACGAATCTTAAGAAGACCTGTTCCATTGTCATGAATAATACTATTAAACCCATCATGATAAATCTCTAAGTCAGACCCTGCACCAAAGATAGCTTTGTTATTATCACCTAATGTTAAGTCACCAGTCATAGCATCACCAGTAACAGCAACAAAGTCAGTAGATGCAGAGGTTGCAGCAGTACCTAATCCTAAGTTAGTTCTTGCTGTTCCTGCATTGTTTAAGTCTGATAAGTTATTAGCAACAGTTAGAAAGTTAGCAGCAGTTAATGCTGCATCTGCCCATGCAGAACCAGTATATACCTTGAGATTATTGCTAGTGGTATTAAAATACAAATCACCTTCTGTTAAAGCATCTCCATCATTATCATCTATTGGGTCACTTGCTTTTGCTCCTAAATAAGTATCATCAAATGTGTCAGCACTTAAAGCAGCAGCAGCAGCACTTGCAGCAGCAGCAATAGCACTATTGCTTGCATTAGTTGCATTTGTACTAGCATTTTGTATTGCACTAAGATTATCTGTTACGTTTTGCAGATTAGTTGTCTGACCTGCTACTGTGGTTACATTACTTTCTATACCTGCTACTGTGGTTACGTCAGATGATATGTCAGCCACTGCTTCAATGTTTGCTGATATGCCAGCAACTGTATTGATAAGAGCAGATTGTGATGAAACCGTTGTTACAGAACCAATAGATGGACCAGCTTCTGCTGCTCCTGTTATCTCATTAAATGCTAATACATTTCCTTTTCTACTAGTTTTATTAGGCAATGCTATTTCATTAGCATCATCTGATTCTGCCATTGTCAAAGCACGATCATTCTTGTTTTCAATTTGTTGCATTACTGCATAAATTTTATCAAGATCAGTGTTAAGACTAGATATATTAAAAGGTCCCGATGTAGCAAAATCACTTATTCTAGTGATAGGAACATCTCTAAATATAGTTACTGTACTACTTGTGTAGACAGAACCCAGGGTAATATTACCACCTGAGAATCCGTCATCTACGGCTGTACCATTTACAGCAAAAGTATTAACGCCAGTTCCTCTTTCTATTATTGTATCAACACCTGAGCTATTTGTAATAATTACGCTGATGTCGTCTAATGAAAAAAATGGAAAATCTATTGTAAACTCTGTTGAGTTAGCAGTATTCCCACCACCACCTATTGTATGTTGTATTCGTGCATCATTATCATTAATCAAAATAGTAGCCATAATATATACCTTTACTAATAATGCACCTTCTTGTTAATTCACATCGCTGTTAAAAATCCCGTCCATTATAGGGTCTGCCCAAAACAAATTTCCCCCAGGTGTTATGAAACGTGCAGACTTTGCCGTGTTATGATCTGCTTCCATTCTTATAATGTCACTTGCAACTGCTCCACCAGTAGACAAATTGCTTGCAGTGGGACCAAAAATAGCTCCAAACTTTGCTCCACTAGGTATTGGCTTTTCTGTTGCACTACCAAACATTGGTCTCATGCCTAATTTATAATCTGATATTTTTTCTAAACTATTATTAACATCTGTAAACCAACCAAGCATACCACTTCGATCTACTGCATTTATTAGTTTGTCATTGTAAGTATCTTTACTGTCATCAATGCCATATTGAACATTTTTAATTTCATTGACTATTGCAGCTAATCCTACAAGCATTAATGCACCTTGCCAAAAAGCAGCATCTTTTTCTTGCATACCAGCAGTTAGCAAACGTACCATTGAGCCTTGACCATAACCTTTAAACTGAGTCATCATTGACCCAAGTTCTGTAGATGTCCATAAAGCTCTGTCACCAGCTCCTGGGGTTATAATAGTTCTTTCAACTGTTTGATTAAGAGCATTTCTAAAACTTAATCTAGCATTACCATCTGTCCATAAATCAGTTTCAGGTAGCCATTCGCCATCTTCTTGTTTTGCGTGTTGGTTCATTTGCAATCTCATTCGTGAGTGCATTTGTTGATCTATACCATTTGCTAGAAACTTTTCTTGATCTCTTCTAGATATAGCGTTCCAATCTTTCATAATGTTTTCTGTCATACGTAACATGCTTACATTGCCAGCAAACTCTTTCATAAACTGATTCCAGTAGTTTAAGCCATTGAGCATAAAGAAAACACCTACACTTTGGTTCATGTTTCTTTCCCAAGCAAATCGACTGCCAAACATATCTCCAACATCAGTAAACTGTGCAGATCGTAATCCTAAATAGGCATCTGCTGATATACCAGCTTGATTTAATTCTTTTTTAGATAATTGTTTTATTGTTGTTCGTGCATTTTTAAAAAAATGTTTTAAACCTTTATCATTAACTTGCTTAAAACCTTCAACCATTACCGATCTTGCTACATCAGGAACAGAACTAACTACGGCACTTCCCATGCCTACTAATATATTAAATGACTTAAATGTTCTGATAGCACGGCTAGATAAAGCATGTGGGTCTTTAGAAGCTCCATAAGTTCCTCTCAACCTATCTCTTAAACCTCTTATGTCTCGTAAATCATCTTGTAATTGTTTAGCTAATGTTTGCCTCTCAGCAGTAGTGGGGGCTTGTTTTATTAGCAATTCATATTCATCTGTGACTTGTTTAATGACATTTGCCATTGATACGTCACCAAAAGCTCTTGTCAGCTCAATGTCCATACCCATTGTCGTTGTATGATGTCTTAAAATAGATTCAACATCATTTTCTAAAAACTCTACAACTAATCTGTCTGGTATCTCAAATGTTCTTGCTTTTGTAGATGATGCTTGTGTTATCCAATCAACACTGTCTAAACCTTCATCTAAGTTATAATAAGGTTTACTTCTTGTAACTTGATCTATCATTTCATTTGCAAATTTATTGGCTTGTGCTTCTGTCAAACCATATTGGTTTCTTGACCAATTTTTAACTATACCAATAAATGCTTCAGAGTTTTCCATGATTTTATCAACACGCCATATCCTGGGTAAAAACCCATCAGCCGTATTAACATTGACACCATTAGCTTGTATCTTGGCTAGATTTCTTTGAGCATTTACTAACTGTGCTTGCAAGGCAACTTTAGTTTCACCTTTGGCTTTAGCTATTTTAATCTCAATACTTTTAATTTGTTTTTGTAAACCTCTTTCAAACAACCTTACTTCTGTAGCTTGCTTTTTAATAACGTCTAAATGTTCTCTAGCCTTAGAAGCTGCACTATTAACATATGTAGTAGCACCATCTATTACTTCGTCTCCATTGTTTCTTAATGCATTAGAAACTCTTTCTCTAAACTGATATTCTGTTAACCCATTGGTTTTATTAAGAAAATCTTTACCTTTTAGTTTGAGCATTTGCAATGATCTGCCAATATCCCCGTCTTTAGCTAAAATGTTTCTGTAACCTAGATATTGTTCGTCCATCATTCTCATAACATTAACAAGACTAGGTGTGTATGTGGTTCTGAAAGTGGTTTCTAATGATTGTGTCATAGCTTCATTGCCAGCTACTTTCTTTTGTATCATTCCACCAAAATCAACCATTTGGCTTACTACTTTACGAACTATAGGATTAGGACTTTGCGTTAATCTTGTTACTGGATTCCAAGGTAATTTCTCTAACCCAACACCAGTTTCTTTTAAAGCATCTCCGTCCATTGATTGCCACATAGATTGTCTTTGTCTTTCAGGACTTACGTTAGCTCCAACTGGTTTCCATGTGTTTGTAGTTACATCTTTAACTGGATTAAACGGTTTTGACTTGGTTTGTGTTTGAACAGTTTTTGCTGGGTCAACAGACTCACTCCACAATACGCCACCTTTACCACTATCATAATAAATACGATTACTATATTTACCTAATATACCTGTTAATGCTCCACCAATTAAACCAGCTCCAGTTAAAACAACGGCTGACTGACCTAGTGTTCTATTTTCTATTTCATTAGCCATCATTAATTCTTCAGGTGCTATTAGTGCTGATGTAAATAATGCACCACCAGTAAATCGTTTACCTAATCTTGATGCCCTTAATACTTTTAATGGTGCTAATGGAGCCAAAATAGTAGGGGTAGCTAAAGAAGAAACTACTTGTGGAACCCATTGTTCTGTTTTTGCTAAAGTATTTTGATCTTCTAAATCTACATCTAAATTTTTAATTCTTTGTGCAGTTTCTGCACGACTGCCACTATTTAAAAAACGCCAAGCACTGCCTTCATAACCTTTAAGTTGTGGATCAGTAGTGTAATCATAGCCTTCTTCTTCAGTATATTGAGGATCAAACATAGCTCTTTTAAAAGATTCATAAGGTGCATATTGCCTAAATGATGCTCCCCAAACTTCTTGACTAGTTGGTATATGAGGACTATGTGCTTCTGGAAATAATAATTCTTCTGCAAAAGGCATTACGTTTTTGTTAGACGTTGGCTCATTCATGTCTTTTATAAAGTCAGATTTTAAATAGTCTTTCATTATTTTTCTAACCATAAGCTAAAGTCTAATCCTAAGGTTTTAAGAAAAGAATTTTTCTTTGCAGCATCATATTGAGTAAGGTTAATTGGAGTTTGTTTATCTAAAGGAAGTATAGCTTGTGCTTGATTATATAAAGTTTGTAAGTCCATAATAATAGAGTCAGGACTCATATTAGAATTCCATCTATTATAAATAGCTCTAACTTGTTGAGCCTTCATTCCTGGTAAACCATAGACCCATTTTCTAAAATCATTATCTTCTATTGTATTAATAGCATTTTTGTAAGCTTCGTTTTGTGGAGATGTTGCCCAGTCAAATCTAAAATTATTGTAAACTTCTTGCTTACCACCATATCCATTTTTTATATAAATTGTATATGAAGGTGTTTTGCCATAGTTCTCATTAGGAACAATTTCATAATCCATTTTTTCATGACCTTCTTTAAAGCCATCATTTCTATTCCACATATTAGGCTGACCATTAATGCTATAATGAATATATTTATATAAATCTTCACTTTTAAGCTGTATGGGTAAAGCTTCTGAAACACCATCATCTGTTTGTGTTGTAGGCATTGTGCTTTCAAATTGTTTTAAAGGAGGATTAAATGTCCATCTTTTAACTGTACTACCATTTTCACTTTTGCTTTCCATAATACCAATTTGTGAAAATAATTTTGTTAAAACTTTACCCATAGCATAGTTCATGCCTTTATTATCAGGAGTGACGTCTCCACTAGATGCGTATGCCCAAAACATATCGTTCATCATAGTCATCATTCTTGGGTCGTCCATGATGACATCTGTCAGATTATCCATACCATTTTGTTTTTGATAATCATTAATTAATTGTCTCATTTCTGATGTTTTTTCATAGTTAAGTTTTATGCTGGGATCAATTGCAGAAAATAAATTACCCATTTGAGTATTAGATAAAATTAAATCTGTAATATAATCCTGATTTGTAAATGATTTAAATGTCTTTTCAAACACTTGATATTCAGTTTCACCATTAGGAGCAAACTTAGATATAATCCTTTGTTTTGACTCAGTATTTGGTATAGCTATTTTATTAGTTAAATCCATACCAAATGACCTAGCATTACTAATGGCATAATCATTTATATTAGAAGCTTCTAATACTAAGCCAATTTTACCATCAACCTTGTTATTAACTCTAAAACTTTCTGACAACATTGCATAAGCCATTGTAACCTTAGTAAACATTTCATCATCGTTGATGTTTCCTATTTGATTAAAAACCTCTACTAAAGAAGGGTGCAAAGTATTATAGTCAGTTGTAAATCTAACGGCTTTAACTAGGCTTGCATTTGCTACATCTTTATCATTAGATAAAATATTTATAGGCTGATCTACACCATTAATTCTTATAGTTTTAGGAACGCTTTTAGTAAGCTCTAATTGTTTTATTACGTCTTGACCACCAACAAAGCCACCTTTTGTGTGGTTGTCTTTTATCTCTATAGCTTTGTATCTATTCTCAGTTTCAACATTATATTTTCTGGCATAAGCATCTACTGCATTAATATATTGCTGAACTGTCATTATGGGTTTAGCCGTACCACCTGGCATTTTTACACCAATAACATTAAGTTTTTTTAACTTATCTATATTATTATAAAAATAACTTGGTGGGTTAGCATAACTTGATGAGGCTCCTAACTCAGCAAAATAAGGTGCAAAGTTAGTGTCTATTCTGTCTGTTTCCTCAAGACTATATCGTGCTTGCCATTCTTTTCTAAAAGCAATAAGTTCTGCCGTTTCTACCTTGCCTTCTTTAATTCTTTGCATAAATTGTGCAGTAGCAATTTCTTTTTGATACGGAGTTGAGTTAGCTATTTCATCTAACAATAATAAATTAGTATCTTTATTGGCTTTATCAACTTTGTTGGTTAAATTAACTGTTCTTCCATTAAGAACTTGTATTGCGTTTGTTTCATGATTTTTATCCATACCAAGTGATTGTATTTCTAATAACGTAGGCATATTTGTTAAATCACCAGTCACTATTTTATTTAGTACATCTTCATATAAATCTAATGAAGCTTCTCTATCTTCTTGCTTTCTTTTTGTAACAATATTGAAAAGCTCTTTAGCCTTTTGTTGACCAGCTTGCCTAATAGCATCAGAGTCAATTGTAGGATCACTATTGTTGTCTGCTACATTATTAATCATTGACAATATTTCACTATGAGGAACTTGAGCAATGTGAGCTGAAGTCACTGATTTTTCTACTACATTTATTTGAAGTGTATTTTTATAAGCATTAATTTTTTTTTCAGCATCATCAGTTGTATTTGAATTAGCTCTAATTATGTCAAAGATTTTATTTTCTTCTTTTGCAAACAACTCATTAGTTGATGCACCATCTCCAGCATCGTCGTCTATATTTGATTCAACTATAAAACTACTTCTTCTGTCTGCTAAATTAATAAGACCTTTATTTGCTGAAACTAATGCTTGTGTTTTAAGATTTTGTATATGTATTGCAGAAGCTTTTCTTGTTGCACTACCTACAATCCTATTTACTGATGGTTGTAGTTCATTCCATACTTCAGGTGCAACTTTACTTTTCCATTCATTTGCATATGCAGTTAAGTTAGATTCTACTATTGTTTTACCATTTGCGAATGAACCTTTGTATTGCTCCAAAATATCATTTGCATGATCTCCAATATGATTTTGCACGTTTAAGCCAAAGGCATTAATAGCGTGTTGTTTAAATCTTTCTTTTGCCACTGCTTGGTTTGATTTATTTAACATATCAGGATTAAAAGTTGAATTTAGTGTCATTAAATCTAATGGCTTTGGACTTCCGTCATCATTGGTAACGCTTCCAACATGAAGCCCTTGCTTTTCAGCTTCTAACAATGCCGTATCTAATTGGTTTTTATCAACAGTATTTGTTATACTAGTAATAGCATCAGCTAT